GCCGTCAATAGCAACATTGGCAGACTCGTATACGTTGATACCAGCGATAGTACCGACATAGCCGTTACGCATTGCTTCGTTCTGAGAGTCGCCACCGTTAGGGTTAGCAAAAGTGTTAGTCAGGTTAGCTTTCAACTGGTATGCCTGATAAGGGTGAACAACAGCGTTGATTACGCCGGTTACCTTGTTAGCACGCAGAGTAGCAGCAGCCTTGAACAGATCAGCAACAGTGATTTCTTGACCAGCAGCGCCAAAGGCAGCAGTGAAGCCAGAGAACAAAGAAAGCAGGTCGGTATCCATCTTAGTAGCAATAGCGTTACCAAGAACAGTACCAAGCTCAACAGCAGGGTTGCCAGCGCCGTAAGCAGCCATGTCAGTCAGCAAGACCTGCGCGCCAACTTCACCAACAGCTACTGAAACAGAGCTAGTTGATACAGTGGTGGAACCCATGTCAGTGCCTTCGGTAAGGTCGGCAGCGGCGATAGCTGGGTACTTAGGAACCTGAATAGTTTTACCGGCTTCTGAACCGATGTTGTACTGAGTAACAAGACCCATCATTAGGGATTGCTCTTCAGCAGTGAAACGCGCCTGCGCGATAATATTTACAAACAGGTCGTCTAAAGTAGTGGAAGTAGTTGCAGCCATGATTTAAATCCTCAAAAGATTAAATAATTAATTAGTAAAATTGGTTTATTTGGGCGATTTCTTTTTCATTGCAGCGAAGGCTTCTTTACCGCCATCGTTCCAATTATCGACCATATCTGCCACAGAGAGAGGCTTCTGTGTAGAGCCACCAGCGTTACCTTGACTGCCTGAACCGCTTAAAGAGGCTCGGACATGATGAGGATTAGCCGTTAAAAATTCCGCTACCAGCTCACCAGTTGACAGCAGATTTCCGCTATCGTTATACCTTGGTGTGCCATTGCCGTCAAGAACTTCTACGTTACCGTCTTCTGACAGTCGTAGGTTGTTTCTTAACAGTGCAGAAACTTGGTTAGGATCAACAGCGTTATTGGAGCTTGCCGCGCTTAGTAAAGCACCGTCTACTAGGGTTGTTTGCAGCTTGTTCTTGTACGCTTGTATTTCCTGATCTTTCTTTTCAACTGTTGATTTCAAAACAGATTCGAAGTCGCCTCGTTCTTTCTGGCGCTCGATTGCTGCCGCTTGCTTGTCTTCGAGTAACTGACGGGCTTCAGTAATGTCGATGCCTGACAATTGCTTTTCAAACTTGCGTTGTTCTCGACCTACTCGGTCAGCAACAATACGGTCTAGCTCTGCTTGTGAAAAAGTCTTTTCCTGAGTTTCTACTGCTGCTGTTTCAGTCTCAGCTTCTGTACCCATGATTTCATCGCTCATGTAACGTGCCTCTTATAGAGTATTTGGTGAGTCGTGATTGTAGCATAAGTTGTTTATTTCTTTACTTTCTTCTTTTTCTTAGGACGGCCAACCTTGCTGCCGTATGTTCCTTTACCTTGTGGCATTATTTCTTCCTCTTCTTAGGTTGTGCAGAGTATAGTTTACCTGCCTTAGTGTCTTTACGCTTCTTAGCAGTACTAGCCGCATAACGTTTCTTACCCATAGCATTAATAGCTTTAGTTGGTAGATAACGTTCACCAGTAGCTTTCGGTCCACGAGTAGAGGGCTTACCTGATTTAGTACGCCACTTCTGTTTAGTCCATTTAGTCATACTCTTTTGTTCTGATGTCTTACCACCAGTATAAGTACCACCACGTTCTCTATAGAGTTTAGCGGCTAACTGCATAGCCCTAGCTGAGTGTTTACCACCCATCTTAGCTTTAGCATCTTTCTTAGCTGTCTCCCACTTCCTTGGATTCGCTCTTCCCATCTTCTTTATTCCTCATAGTCAATTTAATAGCCATAGGTTTCTTGGTAGAAACTTCTTGTTCAATCTTCTCAGGGACTTTCTTGTAACCATAAGCCATAAGGTTATTGATTAACTGTCCTTGAGTAGTCAGCATAGAAGCATAACCCGGAGAGTGATGTTTAC